TTATTTCCGATATTTTTTTAGGTGTTGCTCCCCATTCCGCAAGCATTGCCTTTGCTTTTTCCGCAGCCTTGAGTTCGTGATTTTCCTCACCTTCCACATATCCGATATCATGAAGCCTCGAGCGCATCCCCGACCTGACGCACGACTACCACCACCACGGCAGCGTGCAGACCGCGTACGTGCGTCACTGGCCCACCTACGCCGGGATGCTGTCGATCCTGGTCGACGAGCCGCTCGCGGTGTGGCAGGCCGGGCGCAGCCGCTACCTACAGGAGGACGAGTTGGCTTCCGCAGCAGAGACGATCCAGTGGGAGATCCGGCCCTGGCTGATCGACCTGATCAACTCCAACAGGCGGCTCGAGGCGGCCGCGGCCGCCGAGGTGGTCCGGGACGCCGCGCTGAAAACGACCGTCGAGGGCCTGGTCGCGGTGGTCAACGCCGGCGGCGGCAACGTCGACGCGGCGCCGATCCTGGCCCGCATCGACGAGGTCGCGGCGAAGGAGTCGGCCACCGTGCTGGCGTTGCAGGCGCAGATCGCCGGGTTGCAGGAGAGGCTGACGGCCGCCGGGGCCGCCCTGGGCGGGCCGTGAGCCCGGATCCGCTCGGCCCGGTGGTGATCACCGCCCGGGAGATCTACGACGCGGTGGTGCGGCTGACCGGCGCGGTGGAAGGCGTGATGAAGGACCACAGCGAGGCGAGAAATGACCTGATCGACCACGAGGCGCGGCTACGGGCGTTGGAGCGGTCGCGGTGGCCGTTGCCGTCACTGGCCGCGCTGCTGTCCCTGGGTGCGTTGGCGGTGGCCGTGGTGCCGCTGCTGGCCAAGTAGAGGGGAGACTGATCGTGAAGCTTCTGTGGGGCCGGGAGCCGGCTCTCGTGCTGGCGGTGGTCGGCGCGCTGCTCACCACCGTGGCGGCGCTGAACGTGCCGCACGTCGACGCCGGCGCTGCCGCGGCGATCGCCGCGTTCGTCACCGCGTGTGTGATGGCGTGGGCGACCCGGCCGGCGGCGCCGTCGCTGTTCACCGGAGTGGTCGCGGCGCTCGCGGCGCTGCTCGTCGAGTACGGCCTGGACGTGCCGGACGCCACGGTGGCGGCGGTGTCGGGGACGGTGTTGGCGGTGTTCGCGCTGATCACACGGGGGCAGGTGTCGCCGGCGCAGGCCTCGCCCGTCGGTCCGCCGCGGCTGCGGCAGTAGGACTTCAGAACTTCAGCGGCCCGGGCCGCCTGCCCCTCGCGGGGTGGGTGGCCGGGCCGCCTTCTTCGTACTCAGCGATGCCGGCATCCGGGACAGTGCACCCCAGGACACGCACCCAGCTGACCCAACCCGATCCACAACAGCGCCAGGATCGCCGCCCCGCCCGCGATATGTGCGGCGTGCGCGACCAGCCACGACACCGCGATCCACAGCCCCCAACCGCCCAGCGCGACCGTGCCCGCGGCGCCGAGCCCTGCCGCCCACCACCAACTTGACCGCCGCGTACGAGGCGCCGCAGGGAGCACGTGGGGGCGCAGCCGCACCACCGCCGACGCCCGCCCGGGCGACGCCGGAAGCCACTGCACATCCACCAGCTGGCCACGGTGCCGGGCGACCTCGACCGCGCGCCGCACCGTGATCTCGTAACCGGTCCAATGCCGCTCGATCGTGCTCACCGCTGCGGCCCCGTCCCGAGCAGCCACAGCAGCGCGCCGAACACGACCACCATGGCGATCAGCTTCCCGAGCCGCGACAGCCACACCCTCCGCGCCGGCGTCACTGCGGCGACCGTGGCCCGGTAGTTCCGCCAGGCGTAGCCGTGATGCACCCACGCCGCGGCCAGCGTCCACGCGGCCAGCGCACCGACACCGGCGGCCGCAAGCAGCAGCTCCCTCATCGCGACCCCGCCCTCTGCAACCGGCGCAGATGGTCGTACGCCCGCCGGCCGTACCGGATCCGCCGGCCGGTCGCCCCGCAGCGGCGGCACAGCTTCGGCCCGCGAAGCCGGTCCAGCCACCAGAGGATCAGCCGCGGCCCGCGCCGGGTCCGGACGAGCGTCCCGCGGCAGGAACGGCACCGGGCCAACGGCCGCCACGCACACAACCCGGCGTAGACCGCCACCGCCACCACCGCGAGGAGAACGAGCCTCATCACTGCCCCACCACCTTGATCCGTTCCGCGGACCCCGGAACACGTTCCGCCCGCGGAACACGCTCCGGAACACGCTTGACCTGCACAAACGGCATGTTGTTCCGCGTTCCGCGGCTCACGCCGCACCCCCGATTCCCCGCCGTTTCGCCGCCGCCTCGACCTCCGCGCGCGGAACGCCCCACAGGGACGAGGCGCCGTCGCGTCCCTTCTTCTCCTTCGCGCCCAGGCCGCGGACCTGCGCCGAGATGGCCTCCTTGGTGAGGTCGGCGTAGGCCTCCGGCATCTGCTCGGCGAGCCGCTCGGCCAGCTGCTGCCACGACAGCCACTTCTCACCGGCCAGGTAGACGGCGAGCGCGTCGGCCAGGACGTCACGGACCAGCCGGGACATGTCCTCGCCCGCGGCCGCGCCGGACAGCGTGCCGGCCCGCTCCCGGTGCCCGCGGGCGGCGACGAGGATCCGCTCGGCATCCGTCGCGTCGGCCAGGTGGCAGCGCACCAGCGGCGTGTCATCGGTCGCCCCGTACAGGTAGCCGATCCCGCGGTACTCGGGGCCGACCGGCAGCGACGACGCGTCATAGCCCTCGGCGTACGCATCGCCGCCGAGGACCGCCTCGGACACGATGCGGTTGCCGCACTTCAGCGCAAACCGCACGTCATGGTTGTCCCGGTACCGGTTGAACAGGCGCTGCACATCGCCGGCGCCGACTCCGGACGGCTTCTGCGAGCTGGACAGGATGATGACGCCGGCCGAGGGTCCGACCGCCTTGATGAACGACAGCAGGCCGGCGATCTCCTTGTTCGTGTCCTGGTCGTCCGTCTCGAAGAAGAGCTGAAACTCCTCGACGACGAGCAGCCACACGAAACAGATCTTGGGATACTTCCTGGTCAAGTCGTGGGTGAGCTTGCCCTCCGGGCACTCCGACGCGGGCAGTCCGGACAGGAAGTCGTTGACCCGCTCGATGTGCTCCTTGATCTCGTACAGGGCGTCGAGGAAGTGCCGGACCGGGTCGGTGTCGCGGGAGTTCGCGACCGTCCCGAAGATCATGCGGTGCGCGACAAGGGCGAACTTCACCCAGTCCGGCGAGTTCTTCCCGTCCGCCACGGTGATCCGCACGTACGGATCCAGGGCGGCGTACAGCGCGAGGAGCCGCGCCGTGTACGTCTTGCCCTTGCGCGGCTGCGCCCCGACGAGCACCGACACCCACAACAGCAGCAGCTCGACCCGGCGGGACCGCTCGTCGAGGCCCATGAAGCACGGCCGCCAGATGTCGCGGACCTTCAGGTCGAGCATCGGGGTGCGCCCGGCCGGCACGGCGAGCGGGTCGATGTCGGTGACGAACAGCAGGTGACGACGCGTCGAGGACCGGTCCCGGGTCAGATAGACCTGAAACTCGGACACGTCCAGCCCGGACGCGATCTGCGCCTTGGCCTTGACCGCGTCGGCGAACGTCTTCCCGTACGGCAGATCGATCAGCACCCGGGACCCGTCGCCCTCACGCGCCAGCGTCGACCCGAACATGACCTGCTGGTCGGACCTGTCGGGATGGCCGAGCCCGGCCGCGTAGTAGGCGCGCAGCACGATGTCGGAGTTGAGCTTGCGGTGCCGGTGCGCCACCACGGCCGTGCCGATGACCCGTCGTCCGGGCCGGCCGGCGCGGGCGAGCAGCACGACCAGCACCGCGGCGGCGGCCAACTGCACGACGGTCGGCGGCACGTACAGCGCCAGCGGCACCACGGCGGCCGCGGAGACCAAGCCTGCGAGCAGGACAAGGCCGCGCCACAGCCGGGCCGAGCGGAGCTTGCTGTCGGCGGCCAGCGCCAAGCCGACCTCGCCGGCGGACACCGCGGTCTGCATCGTCGCGGACAGCTCGGGGTGCCACCACCAGCGGAACAGCCGACCGGCCAGCCTCAGCGTGCCGACGAGCGCAAACCAGGCGAGCAGGAGTGCGTGCAGCGGCGCGCGGACGCTGTGCCAGCGGGCGATGTGCCACCAGCGGCGGCCGATCCTGTGCGCGCTCGCCCGCACGTTGGCCAGGCCACGCCACGCGGCGGGCCAGATGGGCAGCAGCTCGTCGTCGCGGGAGACGACGTCGACGTACAGCGGCTCACGCCGGGGCGGCTCGTCATCGAGGTGAACCTCGAACGACGTATCGGAGGTGTCGCGCTTCGGCCGGTCCGGGTCGAGCGGACCGAGGTCGACGGTCACCGCCCGCCCGCCTTGTCCGACTGGTGCGCGAGAAACAGCAGCCCGGTCAAGGTCAGCGCCCCGACCAGCAGATACACGTCCACGATCGCCGCCACCAGCAGCACCAGGGCGAGGACGAGGCCGGTGGCCGCCCACAGGATCGGCACCCACGGCACGGGACGCGGCGCGGGCGCCGGTGTCGGCTCGTAGATGGTGGCGACGACGTGCACGGTCGGGTCGCCGTTGCGGTACGGCCGGCCCGGGTCGGGGCTGACGTCGGCGAGCTCGCCGTGCTGCTGCGCGTACCGTTCGACCTGTGCGCGGGCGTCGCCGCCGGCGTGGACCTGTAGGTGGTGCTTGACCGGCACCAGCTGGCGTCTGTTCATCTGCCTCACCTCCCCTCAGCAGTCGCCGGCACCGGACGCAGCGCGCGGCGGGCGGAGGCTTCGGTGATCGCCAGTGCGTTCGCGATCTCCGGGACGGTCATGCCGTCGGCCTGCATCGCGGCGGCGGCCCGCTGGGTGGTCGCGAACGGCCGCTTCGGTGCCTGCCTGACCGCCGCCCGCGCGGGGCCGACGGGGTCGCCTGCGTCCGGATTCATGTCCATCGGCGCGGGCTCGCTGACCTGCGACAGCGCCGGGACCGAGGCGGGTTCTGTGTCCGCGATCGCGTCCACGCCCACGTCCGGAATCGCGATTCGCGATTCGCGACGGACCAGCGCACGCATGTGGACACTGAGTGCGGCCCCGGCCGGCGGCAGCGCGCCGACGACAGCGGCGAGCGCGGTCCGCCACCACGTCCCGGTTTGATCATGGATCTCGAAGGCGTGGAATGCGGACTGCGCGGCAACGCCGATCGACGCAGCGGCGTACGTGTTCGCACGGGCGAACTGCGCCACGGCCGCCGGCACCGGGGACATCCACAGCACCAGCGCGACCACCACGTAGCCGTCCACAGCGACCGGCATCAGCCACGCCAACCGGAACGGGCCGAGCACGTCGGTGAACCCGGCGAGGTCGGCCAGCGCGATCCAGGTCGAGGCGGACAGGCCGAAGCTCGCGGTGAGCACGGCCCAAGAGGCGAGCGCGGACAGGCGCGGCTCGCCAGCGGGCGGGGCGGCTAGGCGTGTCATGACACATACGGTAACCTCTGTGTCATGACACAGGCAAGCGGGTCCACTCCGGCGCGTCATGACACCCTCACGGGGATGACCAGGCGGAGCGGGAGAGGCACGGCGCGACAGACCATCCGCGTCGATGAAGCCACCTGGGAACGCTTCGGCAAGCTGGCCGAGAAGCGCGGCACCGACCGGTCGACCCTGCTACGCGAGCAGATCGAACGACTCATCGAAGAGGACGCGCCCGGCGAAGCAAGCGACACGTGAGCAGCGGCGCCGCCACCCCTCCAACGGAGTAGGGGTGGCGGCGCCACTCTTCGCCCGGCCGCCCCGGCACGGAACGGGTCCGGGCGGGGGGGATCTAGGTCTGCTCGCGCCGGCGGATGTGCCGCTCCACCGCCTGCTGTGCCCGCTCGGCGATGGCGAGGTCGGCAATCAGCTCGACGTGCGCCCACGCCTCTGGGCCTGCTGAGGGGATCGTCCCGTACTTCTCCGTCAGCCGCCGGGCGGACTCGTCGACGGTCTCCCGCATCTTGGCCAGCAGGTCTTCGGGGGTCAGGCTGGGCGGGAGGGACTCGTCGATGGGGCCGGTCACACCGACGCTCCGAGCATTGAGACGACCACGACGGTGATCAGGATCCCGACGAAGATCCAGCCGAGGATGTAGCGGACGCCGCTCATAGCGTGAACCTCTTTGCGCAGCGGCAGGAGTAGAAGATCCGGCCGGTGCCGGCGTGGACCTCGGGTTTCAGGGTGTGGTCGCACGGCTTGAGTGCCGCGCCGACTGCCAGGCACAGTGCGCCGATCGTGCACACCGAGATCGCGATGATGAGCGAGGCGACGGTCCAGGCGTGCACGCTCATAGCGGCCCTCGGATGGGGCGGCCGGTGATGTCGCGGCGGCCGGCTTCGATGTCGGCGGCGATGGTGATGGCGCGGCAGGGCCAGTGTTGGCCGTCGAGGGCGCACACGGCGCGGCGTAGCCAGCGGCCGCGGATTTTGATCCGGCGGCGGACGTGGTCTGCGCGGGCCTGGGCGATCTGGCCCTTGGCGTGCATGTCGAGCATCGGAGTCCTTCCGTGGGACTCGGCTGCCCGGGCGCGGGCGGTAGCGGCGGGGAACCGGGGAAACGTCCGCGCCCGGGGCTGAGTGGACCGGGCCCGACTCGGGGTCACCGCTGGGGAAACCGTCGCCAGGCCCGGCACGCCACCAGCCCACGAGGTTTGCGGACCGGGGGGTCGGTGGCGCTACGGCGGGACGCTAGTGCATCATGATGCATCAGGCAACACCTAGTACATGATCAGGCACCGTCAGGCTTGTAGGTGCCGTAGGGAGCGTGATCTCATGTCCGTGCGGACCGGGGAGATCACCATGCCTACGAGCAAGACCCAGGAGATCGTCGACGCCATCGTCGCCCAGATCAGGGCCGGCCAGCTCAGGCCGGGCGACCCACTACCGACGGCCAGGCAACTACGCGAGCAGTTCGACGTGTCGATCACACCTGTGCGGCGGGCGATCGACGAGCTGAAGCACCGCGGCTACGTCGTCGGCGTGCCGGGCGTGCGGGTCTACGTGGCCGACGCCCCGCCGACGGCCTGACCTGGCCCGAGTGAGCCGATCACCCGATCGGGTGGTGTCCGGTTGTGCACCCTGTGGCAACAGGCGTCGCAAGTTGCAGCACCGCAACGGTGCATCTTCCGTGGACGTTCACCCTCTGCCCCCGCCCGGCGCCACGCGGTGAGATCGACTCCTGCGGACCAGGGGGCAAACAAAAGGGCGACTCACGCGCAGAAAGAGACGACGCCTGAATGGAAGCCGTCGACGTATTCAACGCGATCATGAATATTGTCACCGTGGCTGGCGTGGTGGGCCTCGCCGTGTGGGCGCACCGCCGGACCGGCTCTGACCGGGAAGCCCGGGAGCAACGTCGGGCCGTCGTGCGGGAGATCGGCCGCATGCGCATGCGCGAGCGCGACAGCATGGAAATGAGCAGGATGATGGCCGAGGTCCGCCGCCGCGTTGACGGCATCGAGGCATCCACCGTGACCAACTACCTCGCCGGCGTCAAGGAACGTGCCGGGAGCAACGACCGCCCGCAGCTGCGCGCCGTGGACTAGAGGCGGTCGGCGGGACTCAACCGCTTCGACGCGCGCTGTGCCCGCTCGACCCGCGCCGACTTGCCGTAGTGACGCGGCATCTCCGCCGACGCCCAACCGAACAGGGCCATCGCGTCACCCTCGCTGCCGCCGGCGTCGATCCAGTTGTGCGCCGAGGTGTGACGCATCTGGTGCGGGTGGATCGGGTCGATGCCGGCCTGCTCGCAGCGGCGCTCCAGCATCTGGTCGAGACCGCTCGCCGTCGTCGCGCCTTTCGGCCCGATCCACATCGCGTTGGTCTGGTGTGCCTTGGGGTGCTTCACCCGCAGCCGCAGGTACCGGTCGATCGCCTGTCCGGTCTTCGCGCCGTACGGGATCACCCGGATCTTGTCGCCCTTGCCGTGCAGAGTGACCAGTGAGCGTCGCAAGTCGACGTCGTCCAGGCCGAGGCCGGCCATCTCGGCGACGCGCGGCGAGCCCGGTTCGCACCACAGCCGGATGATCGCCGTGTCGCGTCGGTCGAAGAAGTCCTTGCCCGCGCAGGCTCGCAGCAGCAGCCGCAGGTTGTCGTCGTCGACGACCGGCACCGGAGCGTCGGTGGTCGATGGTTCCTTCATGCGGCGCATCGGTGAGGCGTCGAGGATCTCCTCACTGACGCACCAGTTGAAGAACGCGCGCAGCGTCCGGAACCGCACCGCGGCCGTCGATCCCTGGTGATGGCCGCCGGCCTTGTTGCGCCGGGGCGAGTTCACCACGTGCTCGATGTACGCCTCGATGCCGGCCTGATCGAGGTCGGTTACGTCGGTGCCGCCGTGAAACGTCGCGAGCTGGCCGATCGCCTCGGCGTAGTTCTGGATGGTGCGCTCGCTCCGGTTTCGGGCCCGTAGCGCCCGCTCGTAGGCCGCGAGGTGCATCTCGTTGGCATCCACGAACGCGAAGATTAGATGCTGTGGATGCGGTGTGCAATGGTCCACTCACGAAGAAGGCCCCCTGAGTCTGCTGCTCAGGGGGCCTATCGCGCGCCCGAAGGGACTCGAACCCCTAACCTTCTGATCCGTAGTAGGTCGAGCTTGAGCGGTGTGCCGAGCAGGGAAAACGCTGGTCGATCACGAGCGTGACTCACCGAATCAGATGGTGTTCTACAACCCTTGCGCCGCAACGGATTCGCATCTGATCGAGCTTTCAGGCTATGTCATGACCGATGTCCCGCATATAGCGGAACCGCGCCTCAAGGTTCTCCAGGAACAACTCAATGATCTCGCCGACCAGGGCGAGCTTGGTGTCGCACGACACCGGCAATTCCGTCACGCGCCTGTACTCGTCGCGTAGATCGAAAAGCGGCGGGCGATTCGGGTCGTCCGCCAGCGCGGCAACCAGCACTTCGACTGGGTCGCCGCCGGCCAGGATGCTGTCGATGCTTCCGGCCGCCCAGTCGAGTGCGCGCTCGACGGAAACCCAGAGGTGCTTCGAGAGCTTGCGTTCGCCATCCTCGATCGTCGCCCACGTTGATCGATTGATGTTTGCCCTCGCGGCAGCGGCCCGGGCGCTCAGCCCGAGCTCAAAGCGTCGACTCTTCACGGCCTGGGCGAGCCGTGTCCAATCTGGCTCATCCATTTGCTTCGACCCCCTGGTTTGATCTAGCTGGAGTGTAAACGCACGCAGCGTGAATCAGCTATTCACTCAGCCGATTCATGCCAGCCCGAACGGCTGATGCGGCGGAGCTTGCTGGAGTTGGCTGGAGCCTGCTAGCGTTCCGGCCATGACCAACACCGCTCCGACGATCACCTCGTCGGCCTCCGTCGAGATCGACCCGGAGAAGCTGCGGGAACTCCGCCAGGAGCAGGGGTTCAAGCAGACGGCGCTCGCCGAACGGTGCGGCATCTCGAGCCAGTACGTCTCTCAGCTGGAGACGGGCTTCCGCAAACGCGTCAGCCCGGACCTGTTCGTGCGGCTTTGCGATGCGCTCTCGATCCCCGCTGGCCAGCGCCGCGTGCTGCGATCGAAGCGGCCGGAGGTGGCCTGAGATGGCTTCCGCCAACGCGAACGAGCGCTCCCAGATCAGCAGCATCGCCGCCCTCGACCGGTGGGCACTGCACTGCACCGACCGGCAGGCGGCCACCGCGCCCGCCCGGAAGGCGTTCGCTGACCGGTTCGTCAAGCTCGTCGACCCCGACGGCACCTTGCCGCCGGCCGAGCGCGCCGCCCGCGCCGACGCGGCCAAGTCCGCGCACTTCCGGCGGATGGCCCGCGCCTCAGCCGCCAAGCGGAAGAAGGGACGGGCGGCATGAACACCGTCTGGACTCCTGCCGAGCTGCGAGACGTTTTCGTCACCAGCGGCCGATCGCGGCGCGGGTACACCGTCCGAGCCCACCTGATCGCGGCGGCGTGCGTCGAATGGCGCAAGGGACAGCCCGAGGCCCTGCGCGTCTACGGCGCATGCGGTTGGCGCAACGGCTTCTCCACTCCATCGCCGCGCACCATGCTCTGCCTCGGCGACGACTACGAACTGTGCGACGAGTGCGCGATCGACGGCCACCCCGGCGCTTCACACGTCGTCTACCGGTTCGCTGACAGCGCCGGCCGGCCGATCTACATCGGCAAGGCCACGAACTTCATCTCCCGCATCGGCCAGCACTACACGACGTCGCCGTGGTGGGACCTGGTTGCCGGGTGGACTCTCGATCCCCAGCCCAGCGACCAGGCCGCGGTCGATGCCGAGGCCAGGGCCATCCGAGCCGAGGTGCCCCGCTTCAACCAGCGCATGCCGCTACTGCCCGAGGACCGCGCGTACGCGCCCTAGACGCCCCGGCCGGGCTGGGTGTCCCCCCAACCAGTCCACCCGGCCGGCCGGGGCCCCGAGCGGCCCGGCCCTGACGCCGCGCTCACCGCCGTCAGGGCCGGCAGCCACCCAACCACCCCACAGACCCACAGACGAAAGCAGGCCCGGCGCCGATACGCCGGACCCGCCACACACGGACCAACAACGACAGGAAGGCAGTCCGGTGATCCAAACCACGATACCGGCCACCACCGACACACCGCACGACGAGCGGCCGCTGTACGAGCACGCCGAGAACCTCGGCCAGCCGCTGCCGGCCGCCGTCGTCGCCCAGCTCCAGGACGAGGCCGAGGTCCGGCGGTGGATCGCCGAGTCGCGGGAGGCCGCCCGACACGGCGACCTCGACCCGACCCCGGTCGACGACCTCGAAGCCTGGCACGCCGACAACGACCCGTGCGCCACAGCCGACCTGGCCGCCCGGCTCGACGAGGCGTTCGGCCCGCTTGACGAGATCGATTGGGCGAAGCGGTGACCGCCCGGCAGGGCCGCACGGGGCCTGTCGCCGCCAAGGACCTCGAGTGCGGCGACATCGTCCACGAGTTCCTCAGCGAGGACGATGACGCGAAGCGCGAGTACGCCGAGGTGCGCCACGTCGAGCCGATCACCGGCGGCCCCACCGTGCTCGTCGTGTTCGCCGGCGGCGCCAGCGTGGTGTGGGGCGGCAACGTCGACGTGCGCCTGGCCGACCCGGACGAGTACGAGCAGCACCAGCAGCGCATCGCCGACGAACAACGCCGCGCCCTGCTGCTCGCCCGGCTGGAGCACGTCGTCGACCTCGTCCGCCGCGGCGCCCCACTCGGACGGCTCACAGACGTCCGGTTCATGTCGATGCGCACACCCGAAGCGGTGGCCGACCTGGCCGGCATGCTCGGCGTCGACGTCGAGGTCCGGGAGACACCGTACGGCCGCATCGTGTCGCTGGAGTGGGAGCCGGAGTACGGGTTCGAGGTGTCGGCGTACCACTCCCACTCGTGGACGGCCGACGAGCGCGAGGCGTACGAGGCGCGCAAGGCCGCCGCCGAGCAGGCCGATCCGCCAGCGGCAGGCGGTGACTCGCGATGACCACCAGACCCGCCGGCGACCTGGAGCCCGGCGACGCCATCATCCTCGACGGCCACCGCACCCAGGTCCGCCACGTCGAACCCATGACCGGCACCCAGCCGCCCGCCGTCCTCGTCGTCGTCGCCGGCGGCCACCCGCACGCCTGGACAGCGGACCGGCCCATCACCCTCGCCGCCACGGTGGCGTCATGAGCCACGTCACCGTCCAGGCCACGCTGCGGGCCCGCGTCCTCAGCGACTGCGACGGCAACGCCGGCCGCACGTCCGTCTTCTGGCTCTTCGACCCCGCCGACCCGCTCGCCGTCCACCTCATCTTCGCCGACCTGCCGAACGAGCCGTGGCGGATCGACCGGGCGTTACTCGTCCACGGCGGCGGCATCCCGAACGGCGACTTCCACGTCGAGCGGTCCGGGCGGTGGGTGCTGCTGACGATCGGCAGCCCGGACGGGACCGCACAGTTCGGGTTCGAACGCGACGAGGTGGACGCGCTGCTGGCCGGCGCCGAGAACCTCGTGCCCGTCGACGACGAGTTGCCCGAGCACGTCATCGACGCGCTGATCGCGTCCTGCCCGGAGGGGTGGGCGCCGTGGGCGCTGTGACGCCGCTGACCGCCGCCCTGTGCGTCGCCGCGCTGCTCGTGGCCGCGCTCGCCACGGCAGGTCTGTGGGCAACCGCCCGGCTGCGCCGCGCCGAGACCCGCGTACGGCAGCAGGCCGAACGCATCGCCCGCCTGCGCGCCGAACTGGAGCTGGCCCGCCTCGAAACCGCCGCCGCCCGCGCACCCCGCCTCGGCCTAGCCGCCGCCGCCCGCAGCCGGCAAACCAAGCCACTGCCCCGGTTCGTGCACCACGACCCGGCACGACACCTCGCCCGGGAAGGCTGACCATGCGCGTCTACCTCGTGATCGGCGCCGACCGGAAGGTCCGCGCCGCGAAGCGCCCACAGATCCGCGACGACGAGATCGCGATCGCCGTCGACCTGCACTTCTCCGACGCCTGGGGCCGGGTGATCAAGACGATCGACGTCGCCGTGCCCGACTTGGTCGTCGACGCCGGCGTCGACCCAGGGGAGGCGTCCGATGGCTGAGCGCGCCGCCAACAGCGACTGGCCGACCGCCGGTCTGATCCCGCTCGTCGCGTTCTTCGCCCTCATGACCGTCGTCTGCGCCGCCCTGTTCGTGGCCGGCTGCGTCCTCGAGATCCGCGCCCAACGCCGTACCCGCGCAGTCCGGGCCGCCCGACGCACGGTGGTCCCGCCCCCGCAGCAGCCCACCACCGTGTGGCAGGCCAGCCCGCCCGTGCAGCCGCGCGGCGCGCAGGACGGCCGGCACCGGGCCGAACGCCTCGACTGGGACACCGTGCCCATCAGCATGGCCAGCATCGAGCGCGCCCGCGCCGCGCGAGGTGCCCGATGACCGTGCCGCACATCGTCGACACCAACGCCGTCATCGAGGAACTGCGCCGCGAGGTCGGCCGCCTCGACTACGACCTGCAACACCAACGCAACCTCGTCATGGCCGAACGCGAAGCCCGCGCCGCCGACAACACCCGATGGGAGCAACAGGTCGGCCGCCTGCGCCGCGAACTCGCCGGCCGTCACGTCGCCGCCCTCGGCGCACCCGACGACCAGCTGCGCCGGCAGGCCGAGCGCGACCGGGAGAACGCCTGCCGGCTCGCCGCCGAAAACGCTGAACTCCGCCGCCGGCTCGAAGCATGGGAGGCACGGACATGACCGCCGTCGACACCGGCCGCCGCGTCACCCCGACCGCCGTGCGGGTCCTGCCCGCCGACGCCGACCGCGACACCTGGCTCGCCGCCCGCCGACGCGGCATCGGCTCATCCGACCTACCCGCCCTCGTCGGCGCCACCGACTACCGCACCGCACTGCACGTCTACCACGACAAGCGCGGCGAACTCGACGACGACGCCGGCGAGGCCGCCCTGTGGGGCTCGCTGCTCGAGGACCCGGTCGCCCGGGAGTGGCAGCGCCGCAACCGGTCCGTCGTGCACCGCGTCGGCCTCGTCGCCCATGAGGCGCAGTCCTGGATGCTGGCCACCCTCGACCGGCGCGTCGTCGAATGCCCGCTCAACCGGGCGACCCGCACCGCGTGCGCCCTCGAGGTGAAGTGCCGCAACGCGTTCACCCGCCAGAGGTGGCGCTCGGACGTCCCCGACGACGTGCTCGCCCAAACCACCTGGCAGCTCGCCGTGACCGGCTACGACCACATCCACGTCGCCGTCCTCATCGGCGGCAACGACTACCGGCAGACCGTCGTGCGCCGCGACGCCCGGCTCGAGGACTACGTCGTCTCGATGGCCACCAGGTTCCGCGAGAAGCACCTGCTACCCGCCGTGCCACCGCCCGCCGACCTGTCCAAGGCCGACGCCGTCAACGAGCTGGACGCGCTGCTCCACCCCGACCGGGTCGGCGAAATCGACATCGCCGCCATCGGCGAAGTCATGGAGTACGCCCGCATCTCCGCCCGCAAGAGCGCCGCCGACCGCGCCCTGAAGGCCGCCCGGGCCCGGCTCGGCGAGCTGGCCAACGGGCACCGCTACGTCAAGTTCGAGAACGAACTGGCGTACGAGTTCGGCCCCGTCACCCGCTCGAACGTCGACCTCGACCGCCTGGCCGAGCACCACCCGCAGGCGTACGCCGACTGCGTCAGCCAGGCCACCCACTACCAGATCCGCATCGCATCCGCCTACCGCGTGAAGGGCGACCCCGATGACCAATCTCCGTGACCGCGCCGACGCCGCGGCCCAGGCCAGCGACGGCTGGCCCGACGCGGCCAAGCCCGGCCAGCCCGCCGCCGCACCGCCCGAGCGGCCCACGATCGTGACCGCGCCGCTCGAGGACGTCTCCTACGACGGCAACGAGATCCACGACGCCGACAACGTCCCCGTCCACATCGCCTGGGCCCGGGTCATGGCCGACGTCCAGTCCATCGCCAAAGCCGACCACCGCAACGACACCGGCGGCCGCTACTCGTTCCGCGGCGTCGACCGGGTCGTCAACGCCGTCGGCCCGGCCGTGCGCCGCCACGGTGTACTCGTCCTGCCGACCCGGATCCTGTCCATCGACTACCGCGAGGCCCGCACCGCCAAGGGCAACACCATGCAGGACTGCACCGTCACCGTGCAGTGGACTGTGATGGGTCCGGCCGGCGACGCGCTGCCGCCACTCGAGTCAGCCGGACAGGCCACCGACACCCAGGACAAGGCCACCAGCAAAGCCATCTCGGTCGCCCAGCGCGTGCTGTTCCTGACGTCGTTGCAGATCCCGACCCAGGACCCCGACGTCGACCGTGGCCACGAACGCGGCGAGCGGCCACTGCCGCGCGCCTCCGACTACCGGGACGAGATCGCCGACCCGCGCACCTCCCTCGGCCGCCTGCGGCAGCTCCGCGCCGAACTCGGCCAGCACAACCTCGGCCAGGTCGCCGTCACCAACGAGGTCGGCGACGAAGAGGCACTGATCGCAATGTGTGACCGTGTCGGTCGGCAGCGCCGAGAAGCAGGTGGGTCCGGATGACCATCGTCGAAGACCCACCCAAGGCCAAGGCCTCTCCCAGGACAAGGTCAGCGGCATCGTGTCCCGGCTGGCCGGCTTCAACCGGGGCCGCGCGCGTGAACTCGTCCTCACCCACGAACAGAACACGCGCGCCGCCGCACCGCCGAAGGAGGTAGCCGATGCGCCGACCGCCGTCGTACCCGCCGCGGCGCCGGCCAGGCCGGGCCCGACCACCACAGCGCGTGTGGTGGAAGCGGTAACACCCGCCCCGCCCGGGAGCCCCGGCACGGCCGAACTCCTGGCCTACGCCGAGCAGTCCAGCGACCCACGCCTGAAGCGCACCGCGGCGAAGGTGCGGGCGCTGGTCGCCGAGATCCGGGCGCGGGTCGAGACGCTGTCCGCCGAGCAGGCCGCCGCGAAACGCGTCGCCGACCTCGAGGCCGAGCTGACCCGCGCCCGCGCCACACTCCGGGCGTGCGCGCGACGGCCCACCGACAGCAACGCCGCCGCGAAGCCGGCCGCGACAACGTCGGCCGACTACCGGGCCAAGGTCCGCGCCTGGGCCGCCGCCAACGGCACGCCCTGCCACCCCGTCGGCCGCATCCCGAGAGCCGTCACCGACGCCTACGAAGCCGCACACGCCAACGGAGACAGCCGATGAGCATCCTCGGACGCCGCACACCGGCACCAGCCCAACCCGACCCGCGCGAGCAGACCCTGGCCGACCTCGAAACCCGGCACAACGCCGCCCTGGTTGCCATCCACCACGGCCTCAAGCACGCCAGCTCCGTCACCGCCCTGCGCGACGCACTACTCGACGCCCGACTCGCCCTCCAGCCGCTCACCAAGGGCGGCACCTGATGGCCGGCCTGCGACAGCTCATCCCCACCACCGGCCGCACCCACGGCCTCGGCAACCAGTCCGCCAACTGGCGCGATCAGGCACTGTGCGGACAACGCGAGATCGACGGCGTCCGCGTCGACCCCGAGTGGTGGAACCTCGACAACGGCAACCCCGCCGCGGCCAACGCGGCGATCTCCATCTGCGGCCGCTGCCCCGTCCGCAAGGAATGCCTCGACGAGGCACTCGCCGACCGGCCACGCGGCATGGTCGCCGGCGGCTGGCAGTTCCGCACCACCGGCAAAACCATCCCGTACGCCGGCGACAAGGAACGGGCACCGGTGACGGCGCCGCGCGTGACGGTGCGCGCCGGCGCCAGCAATGTGGAACGGGCCCGGCTGTCGGTGGCCGCCGGACGCCGCTGCGCCGCCGGCGGTAATACCAAGGTCATCGCCGAGACCTTCCAGTTGAAGCCGGACACGGTCCGGGCTCTGGCCCGGTTCGTGCGCCTGGCCGACGCGGCGACGCTGGTCGCGGTCGAGGACGGCGAGATCAGCCTGTCCGAAGCGATGCGACGCACCTTCAAGTGGGGCGCCCGGTGAGCGCCCGCCACGAATGCCCCGGCGGTAGCTGCGTCAAGAGCGTGCCGCTGCACCAGCTCGCCTGCCGCGGCTGCTGGCGCGCGCTGCCCGAGGACCTGCGCGCCGACGTGTCGGTCGCCTACCGCCAGCGGCACCGGCCCGACGGGGGCACGCGCCCACCGGGCCGCGCTCACCCGGGCGCTCGCCTGGTACCGGGAGCAGACATGACCCGGTACACGCGCACCAAGGCCCGCGCCTGCGACGGCAAGAAACGCTTTCCAGACAAGCGCTCCGCCCACATCGCCATCGCCATCCGCATCAGACAAGGCACCGCCCGCGGCGCCCTCGCCGTGTACCGCTGCCCCGGGCCCGACCGGCACTGGCACGTCGGGCACCGCTCACCCAAGAAGCGAGGCCACCGATGAGCACCGCCGTCGCGGCCGACGAGCCGCCCCGCTACCCGACCGACCAGTGCGACGGCTGCAAAGCACCCATCATCTGGGCCGTCACCGACAACGGCAAGAACATGCCCGTCGACGTCGACCCCGTCGGCCCGGCCGCCGGCAACGTGCTTCTCACCGCAGCCGGGCCGAAGGTGCGCGCCCGGGTCGAACGCAACCCGGCCCGGCTGTTCGGCAAACGCTGGGTGTACCGGTCGCACTTCGTGACTTGTCCCTTCAGTGAGCGGTACCGGCATCCGAGGCGGCGCCGATGAACGCCGCCACGCAGCCCGGCCTGTGGATCGGCGCCAGCGTCGCGCTCGGCCGCGACGTGCCCGTCGACAAGCCATACCCGCACATCTGCGGCGTCGAGACCACCGGCCGCATGACCGGCCGCCGGTACCGGCTGCAACGCCGCGACTGCGCCGCCTGCGGCACCGAACAGGCCCGGCGGACCGCACCCAGGCACCACGCCGTCATCGACCCGCAGCGGCCCGGCTGGTGCCGCTGCGGCATGGCCGACAGCCACACCGTGCACCACCTGATGCCAATCAGCGGCGAGCAGCACGACGCCGAGCAGCGCCGGCTCGGCGAACGACCCGAACAGGAGAACTAAGTGTCCACACAGGACGAGCGGGAGGTCCGGCCCGTGGCCGCAATCCTCCAGGAAATCGGCGGCGGCCGACTCGCCGCCCGCGCCAGCAACCAACTCGCCGAAGTCACCGCCGCCGTCGCCGCCACCGGCAAGAAAGGCCAGATCACCCTCGTCATCAAAGTCGAGCCACTCAAGAAAGCCGACCAGAACACCCTCGTCGTCACCGGCTCATCCACCGCCAAGGTCCCCGAGCCCGAGGACGCCTCGCCGACGTCGGTGTTCTTCGCCGACGACTCCGGCAACCTGCGCCGCGACGACCCACGGCAACCCACGCTGCCGCTCGCCCTCGTCAACACACCAGGAAAGGCCACCACCGCATGACCGAGGAAGTCCTCACCGCCGAGTTCACCGGCACCGTCGACCAGATCGCCGACCTCGCCCGCGAAGGCACCGAAGCCGAGCAGCTCCAGCCCGGCGGCTACTACGCCTTCCGGCTCCGCGACCGGGTCCACGAGATCGACCTCACCGGCGAGCGATACCAGGACCGGCCGCGCCGCAAGGTCGGCACCGTCCGCGTCACCAGCGTCCAGAGCTTCACCGACTACTGGCTCAAGCACTCCGCCGCCGACATCTCCGAGGTGTACGCCGACCGGGCCGCGCTGACCGTCACCGCCGTCCTCGACGCCCACGGCGCGCCGGCCGACGCCACCGGCTGGGGCCAGCACCGCCTCGTCCTCACCCTGAAGCACTCAGCCGCGCTGCGGGCCTGGCTCGACGCCGACGGCCGGCTGATGCCCCAGGAAGCCTTCGCGGAATTCTTGGACGACAACAGGGCCGACATCCACAGCCCGCCCGCCGCCGAGATGCTCGAAATCGCCCAGACCATCGAAGGCACCTCCAAGGTCGACTGGCAGGCCGGGCACCGGCTCGTCGACGGGCAACGCCGCATCGGCTACATCGAAACCAACACCGCGCGCGCCGGACAGAAAGGCGAGCTGGCCATCCCGACCGTCATCACCATCCACGTCCCCGTCTTCGACAGAGCCACCCAGGCGCACGAACTCGAGGCCCGCTTCCGGCACCGCATCGACAGCGGCTCGCTGAAGCTCGGCTTCAAGCTCGCCCGCCCGGGCGACGTCGTCACCTCGGCGTTCGACCACACCGTGTCGAGGCTCGCCATCGCGTGCGGCGCCACCGTGATGTGGGGAACGCCGGCCGGACGGGGCGACTGATGGGCTGGGCTTCAGCAGGACAGATCTTCGACCCCGTCGCACAGGCGCTCGTCGACGCCGATGCGCCCGACGAGACCATCACCACCGTCTGCGCCGCGCTGATCCGGCAACTGATGGAAGGCGACTGGGACACCCTCGACGAGTCGATCGGGGTGTTCGGTGACCAGCCGGCCGTGATGGCCGCGTTCGCCAAGGAGGCGCCGGACTGGATGCCGGACGACTACGAGCCGGCGGCGCTGCACCCGGCCGCTGAGGCCGCGGCGTGGCGGTTGCTGCTGGACGGCGCCGAGTCGCACGTCGAGGACGCGCTCGACGAAGCCGGAGATTACGAGGACGGCGAGTTCGACGCGATCCGCGATCGGGCGATGGCGCTGATCAAGGAGCTGCGCAAGGAGCATGACGCCGGTCGATAGGGCCGGGACTGAACAAGGTTGTACGAGCGTTGTGGCCCGGGTCCCGAGAGGGGTCCCGGGCTTCACGCATAGTGATCATTCATTGAGCAAGATCGATTGAGAGCGGGGCGTTGCATGGCACGGTCGTACGCCAACGTCATCACGGCGATCTGGCGTGACTCGGAATTCCGCGCGCTACGAGCAAGCCAGCAGCGCACCTACCTGATGCTCGTCACCCAGCCGAACATCTCGGCCGCCGGCACCCTGCCGCTCACCCTCGTCAGGTGGGCCGGCCTCGCCGACGACACCACAGCGGACGGTCTTCGCACCGACCTGGCCGGCCTGGAAGAACGCCGGTTCGTCGTCGTCGACGAGACCACCGAGGAACTCCTGGTGCGCTCGTTCGTCCGCCACGACAACGGCTACCGCAATCCGAAACGCACCCCGGCCATCCGCGAGGCCGCCGTCGACGCCGTCAGCCCGGCCGTCCGCCGCGCCCTGGCCGCCGAGTTCTCCCGGCTCGGCCTACCCGCGTCATGGCTGCCCGACGAGCCACCCGACCCGACCGATAGGCATACCGATAGCCAATCCAACGGCGGGAATCGACGCCACACCGAACGCGAGCGGCCACCCGAAGACGCCCAGCCTGTGGATAACCCGGAACCGCAGGTCAATAGCCTATCCGGTAGCCAACCCGATAGGCATGCCGATTGGAACCGGGTTGTGGTTACTCAAGGTCCGTACGTAGGTCCTCAACCCTCAACCCACAATCCTCATCCCGCACCGCGCCGCGCGCTCACGAAGCCCGCCCGAGCCGTCGTCGAAGCCCTCGGATGCGACGACGACGACGGTCAATGGATCGCAGACGAAGTCCACCGCCGACACCGACCACGCAACCTCGCCGGCTACCTCCGACGCATGGCCGAAGCCGGCGACCTCGCACCACTCCTCGCCGAACGACATCAGCACCACGCCGGCGCCCCGGTCGCCGTCGTCGACCCGCCGTGCGGCCAGTGCGGGCCCAACCGCCTCGTCGAGCTGGCCGACGGCCGCGCCGCGCGCTGCCCGACGTGCCATCCGCTCCGCTCCGGAGCGGTCGCATGATGCGCACCCGCCGCCGCGTCGACGTTGCCGCCACCATCGCCCAAGCCGCCGCACACGCCGAAACCTACGACAACCCACCGCCCCGCCGCGCCATCAACGGCCACACCGCCAACTGCCCCAACCGGCTCGACGGCCCGATGCGGCGCTGCGGCTGGTGCCGCGCCGAAGCGCTCGAACGCGGCCAACGCGTCGTCAACGGCACCGTCGTCCCGGCCACGTCCGTGCTCGCCGGCGGACGGCCCCGCCGAGCCTGCGTCGCCGTACCGCCACCCGCACTCGAGCCGGCGCGGCCACGCCAGGCCGAACTGCGGTCATGCCTCGGCTGCTGCTCACCCACCGACCACCCCAGCCGGCACTGCCCGAGCTGCCGACCCACGGAGAGCCCATGACCACCACGACCGTCTACATCTCGATCGGCAACAGCGACGACAAGCTCACCCAAGCCGAATGGTCCAGCTACGTCCAAGACGTCGACCGCCTGTTCGAGAGCGCGGTGCGCTACGAGGGTGCCCGCGTCCACGGCCGGTGGCACTCGCTGCCGCACGAGCCATGGCAGAACGCCTGCTGGTGCGCCGAATGGCACGAGGACCTCGCGCCCGAACTCGCGGCGCTCAAGCGCATGCTCGCGATCGCCGCCCGAGACTACGGGCAGGACTCGATCGCCTGGGCCGAAGCCACCACCACGTTCATCGAGCCGGCCAGCCGATGATCCGCCGCCTGCTCGCCACCGCCGTCGGCATCCTCGCCGTCGCCCTCCTGTTCGCCGCAGCCTGCGCGGGCGCCATCTACGCACCGGTCGGCCCATGACCCGGTACCCCACCAGCCAAGCCGACCGCGCCAAGCTGCGCATCCACATCCACGCCGAAGCCATCGCCGAGGCCGACGCCCGCGCTGAACGCATCGGCCGGTCGATCAAGTGCGCCGGCGACGGCGTCGCCGTCCAGCACGCCAACACACCCGGCGGCTGCCGCAACTCCGGCACCACATGCCTGTGCGAATGCCACGACCAGGCCAGCCCATGACCCGGCTCGCCCGGATCGCCGCCTACACCACCGGCGCAGCCATCACCGCCGGCGCCTGGTTCGTCCTCGGCCGCCTCGCCCGACGCAGCTGGGACGCCTGGTACAAGCCCATCTACCGCGACGGAGGCTGACCCATGGCCAGTGCCGCCAACATCACGCTACGCATCCAGGTGAAGCTCGACGTTCCGCCCGAGGTGCGAGACGCCCTCATCGCGCTCGGCTGGACACCGCCGTGCACCTGCCCCGACGTCGACGTCACCCCGCCCGGCAAGGAACCCGGCAGCGAACACGTCAAGGCGCGAGTGGTGCTTGGCGCCACATGAGCCGGGCCTGGGCCAAGGGCAGCACCCGCCGCTGGCGCACCCTCCGCGCCGCCATCCTGGAGGCCAACCGCCAGACCAACGGCGGCCGCTGCACCCTGGCCATCCCCAAGGTCTGCGCCGGCCAAGCCGACCAGGTCCACCACACCAAGGGCAAGGCCGTCAGTGGCGACGACCCCCGCCACCTCGTGCCGGCCTGCGGCCCGTGCAACCGGCACGTCGGCCGGCCCGGCCGCACCAGCCCCACACCCAGACCGACCAGCCGATGGTGAGGAGCGACCACGTCACCGGTTGCCCCGCGTCGCTAGCCCAAAAAGTTGGGGAAGTCAAGCCCCCACACACCCGCCGAACTGTTCATTTTTTGCGCGGCAATCCGGGGCGTTTGGCCTGGTCAGAGGCCATTTCGAGGGCCTTTCGGCGCCGTTCCCTGGCCGTTCGGTCAGGTCAGACCACCGACAACGGCGGCGGCAGGGGCGGCAGGGTGCGCGCGAGGTGGACGGCGCCGGCCTCCGCGTACGTGCAGTCGACCGGGCCGGCGCCGCGGCGGCCGAATACCCACACGTCGCCCCGTCGAAGCTTGGCCGAGGCGGCGACGTGGGCGTCGGCCAGGGGGTCGCGGGTGTGCCGCAGGCTGCCGGAGGCGACGTGCTCGGCGAACCCCATGCACACGGCGGCGGCCTCGGTGCGCAGTTCCTCCAGCTTGACCCGGCGGGGCGGCCAGCCGGCGCGGCGGCGCTCCATCATGTCGGCGGTCAGCACCGCCGCGGGCCCGGCGGGGAACCAGCCGAGCACGCGCGGGCGGACGCGGGCGACGATGCCGGGCAGGTCGGCGCGTAGCTGTCTGGTGCAGCCGAATCCGTCCCACGCGGCGACGACCTCGATCCACGTGACGCCGTCGATGACGGCCGCCGCGGCGAGGGTGGCGTGGTCGCCGGCCATCGACACGTCGAGGCACAGCGCGACGTGCTGCCGGTGCTCGGCGAGGTCGGGCGCCTCGGCCGCATCGACGCCGGCGTTGGCCCACAGGTCGGGGTCGATGGCGGCGTCGAAGTGCGCGACGCGCATGCACATGACCTCGGTGCGGAAGCCGGCCAGCTCCAGGCCGCCGGCACGCTTGGCGCGGACGGCGGCGCCGAGCAGGCCGTCGGCGTCGATGCGCCGGCCGAGGTTCGGGTTGGCCTGGGCCAGGGCGGCGAGGTCGGTCGGGTCGGAGCCGGCCGGCGCGGAGTATTCGATGAGCCCGAGGCGCGGGTCGCCCGCGCCGGTCTCGATGTACTCGATCGCCGCCTCGCGCAACGAGTCGAGGACAATGGCGCTGTCGTCGCCCTGGTTGGTGATGCACACGGTCTGCGCGCCGGGCACGGCGTTCATCGCGTTGGTGGCGGCGTTCCACGCGTCCCAGGTGCGGTGCTCGCGCAGCTCGTCGCACACCCACCGGTCGAGGGTGGTCGACCGGCCGGCGCGGGAGTTGTTGGCGGCGAACCCGTATTCGGCGCCGTCGAGGGTGGTGAGCGCTTCCTCGCTGATGACCAGCCGGATGGCGCCGGGGCCGAGGTGCTCGGCCATCAGCTCGTTGCCTTGGACCTGCTTGCACACCTGGGTCCAGGTGCGTTTGGCGTAGCTGCGGTCCGTCGAGGTGCCGAGGATGAACGTCACCCGCTCGACGAACAGCCAGTACATGATCAGCACCTTGGCGAGCAGCGTCTTGCCGTTCTGCCGGGCGACGATGATCAGCACGGTGCGGAACCGGGGCCGGCCGTCGGGCAGCAGTTCGCCGGCGTGGATGACGCTCCATTCCTCCCATGGGTCGAGCGGGGTGCCGACGACGTCGCGGGCGAAGTCGATGACCCCGAAGCCGTAGGACGTCTCGCGGGTCAGCTCGACGAGCGGCGGCGTCCACAGCCTGGGGACGGTGACGCCGAGGGCCTCATCCGGCGCGGCGGGTCGCGTGCTCGGCGCGGAGCCGGTCGAGCGGGTTGGCAAGTCTGGTCGGCTTGTCACCGCTGTCCCCCTTCCCGCCGGCGGCTCGGGCCTTGGGGGTCAGCCCGAGCGCGTCGAGGGCGGCGAGCAGTTTCGGGCCGAGGTCGGACGCCACGCTGTGCGCGGCCAGGGCGGCGCGGATCGTGTCGAACGCGAGCCCGGCCTCCGGGTCCTGGGCGCCGGCGCACGCCGTGGCGATCAGCCGGAGCGGCTTGGTGTACTTCGCGGCCGGCTCGGCGTCGTCGACGAGCTGGGCGTAGTGCTGGGCGAGCTGTTCGACGCCGGCGTCGCGCGGGTCGACCGACCCGACGCGGCCGGCCAGGGCCGCCTCGACGGCGGCGCGCATCGCGCCAGGCGTCTCGGGTTGCGGGTCCACGTCCAACATGTTATGTACCCATGCGCATGTCAGCATATGATCTGCGCGTGCGGTGGTGGCGGTCGTGGCTCCGGAGGCGCGTCGAACGCTCCGGCGCGTACTCAATCTCCGACCCGCGCCTGGCCGAGTTGTTCGCCTCGGCGTGGGCGCCGAACTACTCCGGCGTCGAGGTCACCGAGAGCACCGCGCTGACGCTGTCCGCCGTGTTCCGGGCGGTCGCCCTGATCGCCGGCACGGTCGCGTCGCTGCCGATGAACACGATCCGCGAGACCGACGTCGGTCGGATGCAGATCAGGTCGTTCCTCGACGATCCGGGCGGCCGGTACGGGCCCACCCCGTTCGGGTGGAAAGAGACGATGCTCTGCCACCTGGTGCTGCACGGTGATGCGTTCCTCGCCCACGTGCAGAACGCGATCGGCGCGCTGGTGTCCCTGGAGGCCATCCACCCGTTGGCGGTCGCGGTGCGCTGGTCGACGAAGCAGGAGCGCGAGTCCGGCGAGGTGGTCGGGCCGAAGGTCTACACCGCCACGCTGTGTGACGGGGCGACCATGCGGTTCGACGCCCGGTCGATGACGCAGATCTCGTACCTGTCGCTCGACGGGCTGCGCGGCCTGTCCCCGATCGCCATCGCCCGTAACAGTCTCGGTACGGCGATCGCCGGCGACCGGGCCGCGGCGAAGATGTTCAACTCCGGCGCGCTGATCTCCGGTGTGCTGGTGCCGGCCGAGGGTGAGGACGTCGACGCTGACGAGGCGAAGATCATCAAGGCTGAGGTGACCCGTAACGCCGGCGGTTGGGAGAACGCCTCCGAGATCGCCGTGGTCAACCGGCGCATGGACTTCAAGCCGTGGACCATGTCCGCCGACGACCTGCAGTTCATCCAGTCCCGCCAATTCCAGATCGAGGAGATCGCCCGCTGGTTCGGGGTGCCGCCGCACCTGCTCATGCAGACCGAGAAGCAGACGAGCTGGGGCCAGGGCGTCGAGTCGCAGAACCGGGCCATGGGCCGCACCGTGCTGCTGCCCTGGACCATCCGCATCGAGGAGGCCCTGTCGCGGCTGCTGCCGCGACCCCAGTGGGTCGAGTTCGACTTCGCCGGGCTGGAGCGGCCGACGCCGGAGGCCGAGATCGGGCTGCTCATCCAGCAGGTCCAGGCCGGCCTGCTGACGATCAACGAGGCGCGGCACCGGCAGAACATGCCGCCGCTGCCGGGCGGTGACGTGCTGCGCATCGGCGGTCAGCCGATCATCATCGAAGGCCAGCTCGCCCAGGTCGTCCCGCCGTCGCTGTCGCCAGCGGACGTGCAGGCGCTCAACGCTTCGGCGGGCCCGCCGGTCACCAATGGTCGCGCCGACACGGCGGCTCACACCGGTGCCATGGTCGCGCTGCTGCCTTCCGAGGCCGACGCCGCCCGCCTCGCCGTCGACGGTGGCGAGCCCGTCGACCAGCTGCACCTGACACTCCAGTACCTCGGCGAGGCCGCGGCCATCCCGGCCGAGGCGCGGGCGTTGCTCGTCGACCAGGTCGCCGCGATCGCGGCCGCGCACGGGCCGCTCGAGGTCGACGGCTTCGCCGTGTCGATGTTCAACCCGGCAGGCCCTGAGCCGTGCGTCGTCCTCGGCGCAACCGGCCCGGGCCTCGACACCATCCACTCGGCCGTCGCCGCCGCGGTGTCCGTCTGGGCCGAGGCCTGCGCGCAGGCCCTGCCCGACCAGCACGCGCCGTGGGTCCCGCACGTGACCCTCCAGTACACCGCCGACGTCGAGCAGCTCGCCGCGCTGGTGGACCGGGTCGGGCCGATCGTCTTCGACCGCATCCGCGTGGTGTTCGCCGACGAGGCGACCGACGTTGCCCTGACCGCGATGGAGATGGCAGCGGCATGAACCAGAGCACCGAGACCGCGCAGCAGTGGGAGCAGATCCGCCAGGCGCTCGGCATCTCACCTGAGAAGTGGGCAGCGATGAACCGCGCCGAGCGGCGCGACGCCGCCCGGGCCACCCGGCGCCCGCCGCGTGACCGCCAGATCCGCCAGCCCGGGAGGGACCGCTGATGCATCGACGCGTCTACTCGCTCGGCCTGGTCGAGCGTAAGGCCGGCAAGCCGATGCGCATCGTCGCCGCCAACGAGGGCCGCCAGGCCGACGGCATCGACCTGCGCATGGAGGGGGCCGACCTGGCCCGCTACCTCTCGAACCCGATCATCGGCTACGGGCACGACTACTGGGGCCGCGACGCCCTGCCGATCGGCAAGGCCGTCAGCACGGTCGTCGAGGGCCCCCAGTTGTTCATCGAGCCGGAGTTCGACCAGGACGACGAGTTCGCCGTCACGATCGAACGCAAGATGCGCGGTGGCTACCTGAACGCCGTGTCGATCGGCTTCGACACCTACGACATCAACGAGTTCGGCGTGCCGGCCCGGTGGGAGCTGGTCGAGACCAGCGTCGTGCCGCTGGGGATGGATCCGGCCGCCCTCGTGGCCTCCCGTGGCGCCGTCCACCCGTGCCCGCGCTGTGCCGTCGAGACGGTCACAGCGCCGCCGGGCGCCGCACCGCCGGCCGTCGAGCAGACCACCACCACCCATAGCAACGGCGCCACCCGGCGCCGGGAACAGCTCATCCGGATGCGTGCGCGCATCCGCTCGACTCCTGGAGGGGAGTAGGCACATGACCGCACCGTTGGCGCCGCCCGAGGCGCCGGCACCCCCGCCGGAGCAGAGCGGGGCGATGACCGTCGAGGAACTGGCCGCGGCGATCCAGGCCATCCTGGATGAGGCCGTCGGCGAGGGTCGCGACCTGACCGACGACGAGATGGCGCGCGCCGAGGATCTGGAGCGCCGGCTCGTCAAGCGCCGGCGCCAGGACGCCCTGGCGGGTCGGCATGTCGAGCGGGTCGCCCCGGTCAACGCCGGCCTCATGGGCATGATCCAGGTCACGCCCCGGGCCGACGACACCCTGGAGCGCGCGTTCGGCGCCTACCTGCGCAGCGGGCGGGAGAACCAGGACATCACCCACCTGCGGGCGCAGGGTGAGGGCACCGGCCCGGCCGGCGGCTACACGGTGCCGCCCGGCTTCCGGCAGAAGCTGGTCGAGCGGATGGTGGCGTTCGGCGGCATCCAGGCCGCCGCCGAGCAGATCACCACCACGACCGGCGAGGTCATCCAATGGCCCACCATCGACGACACCGCCAACTCCGGCGAGGTCGTCTCCGAGGGCGGCACACACAGCGCCCAGGCGGACCTGGTCTTCGGGTCGGCGAACCTCGGTGCGTACATGTACATGACCGGTGGCGGGTCGGTGACCCCGCTCCGGCTCAGTGTCCAGCTCCTGCAGGACTCGGCGTTCGACCTGGAGGGCAAGGTCGCGCAGTGGCTGGGCACCCGGCTCGCCCGCGCGTCCGCGGCCCACATGGTGAACGGCAACGGGGTGCAGCAGCCGCAGGGCATCGCCCACGGCCTGACCGGCGTCGAGATCGCCGCCGACACCGCCGGCGTCACCTACGACGACCTGATCAACTTCATCCACTCGGTGGACCCTGCCTACCGCGAGCTGGGCAACTGCTCGTGGGGTTTCAACGACACCATGTGGGCGACCATCCGCAAGCTGAAGGACTCGAACGACGACCCGATCTGGCGTCCGCGTGACGCCACGATCGCGACCGGCGCCGACGGCCAGCCGGCGAACGCGCGGCCGGTCCTGCTTGACTACCCGGTCGTCATCGACCAGGCGTTCCCCACCATGACCGCCGCCAGCAACACCATCAACTGGGGTGTGTTCGGCGACCTGCGCGAGGGCTACGTGGTGCGCCGGGTCCGCGATGTCGTCGTCGTGGTCAACCCGTGGACCCGGGCGGCCAACGCCGAGGTCGAGTACACGGCGTACACGCGCCTGGACGCGGCCCGGCAGAACACCAACGCCTACAAGGCACTCACCGGGGAGGCCTGAGTCATGAGTGTGCGCCACCTGCTGTCCGACGACGCCGTCAAGCTGGGTACCGCCAAGGTCACCATCAGCACGGCGACCACCACCAACTTCGATTTCGGCACGCCGAACGACATCGACCTGAAGACGCTCACGTCCACGGCGCCCGGCTACGGCTACCCGCCCGGCGGGCGGATCATCTTCGTGATGACCGCCTCCACCGCGGGGACCACCGACAGCCTCACGTTCAGCGTGCAGGACGCCCCGGATGACGCCGGGTCGATCGGTACCCCGGCCACCGCGGTCACCGATCTGGCGGCCGCCAGCGACGCGCTCGCCGCCACCACCGGCGACGCGTACGTGTTCGGGTCGGTCCAGGTCCAGCCGGGCCGCCCGTGGCTGCGGTTCCGGGTGGCCAGCAACGGCACCACGGACACGTTCGTGTGTCACTGCACCGTCTACGCCCTTCCCCGGGCGCTGTAACCACTGCTGGGTTGGGTGAGAGGCCGCGATGGCGTGGGCATCGGACTACATCACGACGGCGGAGCTGGTCGCGTACGCGCGGATCAGCGACGACGACGATGACGTGTTCGTGGCCGACGCCATCGCGGCCGCCAGCCGGGCGATCGACCGGCACTGTGGGCGGCAGTTCGGTGTCGTCGCGTCCGCCGAGCTGCGCTACTACACCGCCCAGTGGGACCGGCGGCTGTGCCGCTGGATCATCCCCGTCGACGACCTGATGACCACGACCGGCCTGGTTGTCACAGTCGACGGCGGCGGCACCATTACCGACTACCGCACCGAGCCGCGCAACAACGTGGCCAAGGGCAAGCCGTGGGAGTGCATCACCGTCGGCACCGACTCGACGGTCTTGCCGGTCACCGACCAGGACGGGATGGCCATCACCGGACTGTGGGGCTGGACGGCCGTGCCGTCGGCGGTGAAGGCGGCGGCCAAGCTCCAGAGCAACCGGTTTCTGCACCGTCGCGACAGTCCGTGGGGCCTCGCCGGCTCGCCCGATACCGGGTCGGAGCTGCGGCTGCTCGCCAAGGTCGACGCCGATCTCAAGCCGATGCTGGCCCACTTCGTACGCCGGTGGACCGTCGCGCCCAGCGGCAACCAGGAGAGGACGACGTACCCATGGCTCTGACCCTCGCGACGGCCGTGCGCAACGCGATGTGTGACGCCGCTGTCGACCAGATCGACGCCGGCTCCGGCGCGGGGCTGTTGCGCATCTACACCGGGTCCAAGCCGGCCGGGCCCGGCACCGCGGCGAGCGGCACGTTGCTCGCCGAGTTCACGCTCAGCGACCCGGCGTTCGGCGACGCCGCCAACGGCGTGGCCACGCTCGACGTCACCCCGGACGTGCAGGACGCCAGCGCGAACGCGACGGGCACTGCGGGCTACTTCCGGCTGGCCGACTCGGACGGCAACGGCAAGATCGACGGCACCGTCACGGCGACCGGCGGCGGCGGCGACATCACGCTGAACACCGTCAGCATCGTCTCCGGCGCCGTCGTCACGATCACCTCCGGCACCATCACCCAGCCGGCCGGGAGCTGACGAGCCGCTCATGGCCGACGAGAGCCTCTACACGACCCAGGTCCCCGACAGCCTCGACAATGCCGAGGCGACCTATGTCATGGGGACCGAGATGGTGTTCGCCGAGAACGGCGTCATCAAGTCGGTGAGGTGGCGCTCGGCGACCAACGCGATCAGCACCAGCCCGTCGGCCCTGGTGTACGACACCGCCGGCAGTCTGTTGGCGAGCAAGGCCGCGAGCGGCCTGGTCGCCGGCAACCAGTGGAACACCATCACGCTCGACACGCCGCTGGCCGTGACCGCCGGTACCTACTATGTGCCGGCGTTCGGGCCCATCAACAGGTACAGCGCCCTGGCCGGTATGCACGCCAGCGCGGACGTCACCAACGGCACCATCACCGCACCGCGCAACGGTGTCGGCGGGCACCTGAACGGCCGGTTCATCGCCTCGGCGGTGGCCGCGTTCCCGACCTCGTCCGGTGGCTCCGGGTACTTTGTCGACGTCGTGTACGAGGCCGACGACGAGGGCGTCACCGGCGCCCTGGCCGCCACCCTGCCCGAGCTGACCGCGACGGGGGCCGGCACGTCCGTTGTGCTCGCCGGCGACCTCGCGGCGTCGCTGCCGCAGCTCGCCGGCGCCCTGGTCGGCGTCGCCGAGGATCTCGACCCGGGCGGGCTGAACGTCGCGCGGGTGATGCAGGAACTCGCCGACCAGCTTGGCACCATCACCGGGTTGCGGGTGTTCGCGTTCCCGCCCGGCGCGCTCGTGCCGCCGGCCGCCGTCGTCGGCTACCCCGACCAGATCGTGTACGACGCCACCTACGGTCGCGGCATGGACCGCATGACCGTGCCGGTCGTGGTCGTGGTTGGCAAGGCCCAGGCGCGGGGCACGGTGGCGCGGATCGGCCAGTACGCCAACTCGGCCGGCAGTACCTCGATCAAGGCCGTACTGGAGTCCGGCACCTACACCGCGTTCGACACCCTGCGCGTCGCGACGGCGCTGTTCGACGCGGTGACGATCGGCGGCACCGAGTACATGGCCGCCCTGTTCGACGTCGACATCGCTGGCTCTGGAGGGGGCACCCCATGACCTTGATCACCGAACTGACCACCCGGGTCGTCGCCGAGTACACCTCGGCGCTGGACATCGGCGAGACGAAGTACAAGCCGGACTACCGGCAGCGGATCAACCTCACCTCGGGCACCGGCGCCGGACAGGCTGACAAGATCTTCTCCGACACCCGCACCGTCAACGCGTCGAGCAACGACGACCTCGACCTGGCCGCCGGGCTCACCGACGCGTTCGGCGCGTCGATCACCTTCGCCCGGGTGAAGGCGCTGATCGTCACGGCGGCAGCGGCCAACACCAACAACGTGCTCGTCGGCGGCGACGCCACCAACACCTTCCTCACGTGGGTGGTCGCCGAGGCCGACGCGGTGATCCTGCGCCCCGGCGCGACCCTCGCGCTTTTCGCCGGCGAGGCCGACGCGACCGGCTACGCGGTGACCGCCGCCACCGGCGACCTGCTGCGCATCACCAACTCGGCCGGTGGCACCAGCGTCACCTACTCCATCGTCATCATCGGCGCGAGCGCATAGGGGATCGGGCATGAGCTTCGTCCACGGCAAGGACACCTTCATCAGCCTCGACGGGAACAACCTGTCGACGTTCACCAACACCTCCAGCTGGGAGGACGGCGCCGACAAGCACGACGTCACCTGCTACGGCGCCGACCGCAAGGCGTACTCGTACGGCCTCGGCGACGGAAAACTGTCGTTCGGTGGCGTCTACGACAACACCGCCTCGGGCCCGAAGGCGATCATCGAGCCGATCAAGGACGCCGAGGCGCTGGTGCCGCTGATCCGCCGGCCGGAGGGCACCGGGTCCGGGCTGCCGCAGGAGTCCGTCTCGGTGCTCGTCGAGAAGTACACCGAGTCCAACCCGGTCGCCGACATGGTCACCTGGTCGTGCGACCTCCAGATGTCCGGCGACATCACCCGCACCACCCAGTAGATCGAGAAGGGGTGTCCACTGTGGACAAAGCGTTACTGCTCGCGCCGCGGCTGGCGCAGGACGAGGTGCAGGTGCCCGGCGTCGGCGCCGTCAAGGTGCGCGGGCTGACCCGCGCCGAGGTCGCGAAGATCGGCAACCGCGACGGCCTGGAGGCCGAGCGCATGGCGATCTCCCTGGCCATGGTCGACCCGGTCCTCACCGAGGACGAGGTCGGCCAGTGGCAGGAAAGCGCGCCGGCGATGGAGATCCAGCCGGTGCTCGTGCGCATCAACGAGCTGTCCGGGCTGACCAAGCAGGCCCAGAAGGAGGCGTACAAAAGCGTTTGATCAAGATCCGACGCTGGAGTTCGAGTTCTTCCTGGCCCAGAAGCTGACCTGCACCGTCGACGAGCTGCGCGAGCGGATGAGCAGCGACGAGTTCATACGGTGGGGCGTCTACTACGCCCGCCGGGCCCAACGCGAGGAACTGGCCAGGAGACGCGCGAAGTAGCGACCGGAGGGAGGTGACGAGGTGCCGCCGCTGATCGAACCGATCCAGATCGAGGGGCTGCGCGGCATCATCCGCGCGCTGCGCCTCATCGACGCCGATCTGCCCAAGCAGCTCCGGCTGGCCGCGAACGAGGCGGCCAACATCGTCGTCGACGAGGCGAAGCGGGACGTTCCGCGCCGCTCCGGCAAGGCCCAGGCCTCGATCAAGGCCAAGTCGACGCGCGCCGCTGCGCGGGTCACCTCCGGCGGGCGGCGGGCCCCGTACATGCCGTGGCTCGACTACGGCGGCAAGGTCGGTCGCAACAACAGCGCCAGCCGGCCGTTCATCGCCGACGGCCGGTACGTCTATCCGGCGTTCCGGCGCAAGCGGGACGAGTTCGAGAAGGTCATGCGGCAGCGGCTGGCCGACATCGTCCGCGACGCTGGATTGGAACTTGGCTGATGGCCGGCAACGAGGTCACACTCACGTTCGCCGGCGACGCCCAGTCGCTGTCGCAGGCCGCCAAGAAGGCGCAGGCCGGCGTTACCGAGATGGCCGACTCGGTCGCGGCGACCGGCGACCAGGTCAACGAGGCCAACGAGGCCAGCAGTCGCTACAGCGACGGCCTGGGGAAGGTTGGCGCCGCCGCGGCTGGGTTCTCGGCGGCGATCGGCGACGCCGGCGGCAGTCTCACCGCGTTCTCCGACTTCATGAGCCGCGGCCAGACCCGCGCCCGCGAGCAGGCCCGGGCGCTGCTCGACGTCGAGCAGGCCTCCGCCGACCTCGACCAGGCGTACGGCGACCTCCGGCAGGCCCAGATCGACCTAAATCAGTCGATGCTCGACGCCAAGCAGGCCGGAATCGACGCCGGGCAGGCCCAGATCGACGCCACCCAGGCCGCCCTCGACGCCTCGGAAGCGCAGAAGGCGTACAACGAGGCGGTCAAGGAACACGGCGCCGGATCCGCCGAGGCGCAACAGGCCGCGATCGACCTCAAGCAGGCCCAGGCCGACCTGGGCCAGGCCAACCTCGACGCCGAGCAGGCCGCCAACGACCTCAAGCAGGCCACCGAGGACGGCACCCAGGCCCAACGTGACGCCACCCAGGCCGGCATCGACGCCAAGGGTGCCGCCCTCGACCTCGCCGAGGCCCAGTCCAACGCCAACCCGGGCACGCTCGCGCGCTGGGGTAAGGAACTGGAGTCGATCACCCCGCTGATCATGGGCGTGATCGGCGCGACCAACCTGTTGTTGCTCGCCAACGAGCTGGTCACCGCGTCGTGGATCAAGCAGGCGGCGGCGCAGGTCGGGGCCCGCGTCGCCAGCCTGGCCTCGTCCGTGGCCACCGGCATCGCGACCGCGGCCCAGTGGCTGTGGAATGCGGCGTTCGCGGCGTCGGGGATCGGGCTGATCGTGATCGGCATCACCGCCCTGGTCGCCGGCATCATCTACCTGGCCACCCAGACCGACTTCTTCGGGCGGCTGTGGAAGATCATCTGGGATGGCATCCTCACCTACCTCCGGGTCGCCAAAGAGGTCTGGTCGGCGGTGTTCGACGTCATCGGCGCCTACGCCGGCTGGGTGGCGAACAACTACAAGGTCGCGTTCTCGGCGATCGTCGCGGCCGGCCGGTTCCTGCTCGACCAGATCACCGCCATCCCCGGCCGGATCGGCGCCGCGTTCAAGGCCGTCTACGGGTTCATCACCGCCCCGTTCCGGGCCGCGTTCAACTTCGTCGCCGACGCGTGGAACAACACCGTCGGCCGGCTGTCGTGGAAGGTGCCCGGCTGGGTGCCGGTCATCGGCGGCAACAGCTTCAGCGCACCGCGGCTGCCGCACTTCCACGCCGGCGGCAGGGTGCCCGGACCGCCGGGGCGGGAGATGCTCGCCGTTCTGCAGGCCGGCGAGACGGTCACCTCGCCGGCCGGCGACGGTGGCCGGACCGTGATCGAGCTGCGCGGTGACGGCAGCCGCGTCGCCGACGCCCTGATCGAGTTGCTGGCCGGCGCCATCAGCCGTAGCGGCGGCCTCGACGTCGTGTTCGGGGACGCCAATGGCTGACCACGCGACGACCCCGCAACTGTTCTACGACGGCCAGTGGCGCAACGCGGCCGTCTACACCCGCGACGGCATCGCCACCTCGCGCGGCGCGCCCGGCGAGGGCCAGGACAGCCCGCCCAGCACCGCCACGCTGACCCTGGACAACCGGGACGGCAACGCCAGCCCGCGCAACCCCACCGGCGCCCTGTACGGCCTCGCCGGCCGCAACACCCCGATGAGGATCGTCGCCGACGGCAGCGTCCGGTCGACGACCGAGGCGGCCTCGTGGAAGCCGGGACGGGCCGTCAAGGGCGACGCCTGGATGCAGATCGAGGGCGGCGGGCTGCTGCGCCGCCTCCAGATCGGGAACAAGCCGTTGGCGTCGGTGGCGTACCGGAGCCTGACGTCGTCGTCGGACAACGCGAACCGCGTCGCGTACTGGCCGTGCGAGGAAGAGTCGAGCGCGTCGTCGATCTTCTCCCCGTACGGATCCCCGGCACCGGGCACGGCCGGCACGATCAGCTTCGGCGGCTATACCGACGCGCTGTCCACGCCGCGGATGCTGACGTTCGGCAGCGCGAACGCCCAGCTGTTCTTCCCGATACCCGACTACTCGAGCAGCGAGCACAAGGTGGTGTCGCTGTGGACGTTGCCGGACCCGTCACTGGCCGCCAGCACGGTGATTATGCGGATGTACTGCACCGGGGGCAACGTCGGCATCCTCGACGTCGAGTACGGGGTGACGTTCGACGGGACGCTACGCCTCAACGCCTACGGCCCCGCCGGGCTGGTCGACTCGGGCAACTTCATCAACTGGGACGACTACATCGTCGCCCAGCACTTCCTGATGTCGATCGAGCTGACCCAGAACGGTGCGGACGTCGACAGCCGGTTTTTCATCGAGAACATGGATCATGGCACGCTCGGCGCGGCGGGCGACGACGTGCTGACCGGGGTGACGATCGGCCGGATCTACGCCATCGCCATCGCGGAGGGCGACTGCACGGGTGCGGCGTTCGGGCAGCTGGCCGTCGGGTCGAGCATCGGCGCGTTCTCGACGTTCATCGGCAACATCGGCGGCGTCGTCGGGGCCCGCGGCTACCTCGGCGAGACGGCCGGCGAGCGGTTCCTGCGCCTGGGCCTGGAGGCGGGCGTCGCCACGGTCGTCGACGGCGACGAGACCGACACCCAGCCGATGGGCGCCCAGCCTGTCGACACGCTGGTGAACCTGCTGCGCGAGTGCGTGCGCACCGACGACGGGCTGATGTACGAGCCGCGTGACGAGCTCGCCGTCGCCATGCGTCCGGGCCGCTCCCGCTACAACCAGGCCAGCGCCCTGGACCTGTCGTACACCGGCGAGCAGATCGCGCCCGTGCTGCAGCCGGTGCTCGACGACCGCGGCATCCGCAACGACGTGACCGTGAAGCGTCGCAACGGCTCGACCGCCAGGGCGGTGCGGGAGACTGGGCCGCTGAACGTCAGCGACCCGATCGACGACCCGGAGGGGATCGGTCGCGTCGCCGTCCAGGTCGACGTCAACACCTCGACCGACGAGGTGCTGACCGACCACGCCAACTGGCACCTGCACAAAGGCACCGTGGACGAGCCGCGCTACCCGCAGGTCACCGTCGACCTCGACGCCCCGGGCGCGACGTCGGCGCTGATCACGGCGGTCAACGCGGTCGAGATCGGCGACCGGCTCACCGTCGGCGACATGCCGATCGAGGACGCCCCGGACGGCGCCAACCTGCTCGTGCTCGGCATCAAGGAAACCCTGCCGGCGAAGCGGCGGCTGGTCACGTTCGTCTGCGCGCCGGCCAGCCCGTACGAGATCGGCATCGTGGGGGAGAACGACGGCTCGACGGACCTGCGCGGCCAGGCCGTCGACACCGACAACAGCACGCTCGCGTCCGACGTCAGCCAGTTCGCCACCACGCTGTCCGTGGCCTCGACCGGCGGGGTGCTGTGGACCACCGCCGCCGACGACTGGTCGACCAGCCTTAACGGCGAGGGGCTGTACGGCGGCGGTCTGTTCATCGCGGTCGGCGGCGAGGTCATGCGGGTCACCAACATCACCGGCGCCAGCTCGCCGCAGACGTTCACCGTCGTGCGCAGCGTCAACGGCGTGGTCAAGTCGCACCTGGCCGCCGCCGCCGTGCATGTCTTCCATCCGATCGTCGTGGGTCTGTAGAGGAGGGACCGAATGTCGACCACCATTCCCGCCGGATCGCGGCTGCTGGCCGAGGATCTCCTGGCCATCACCAGCCTGCTCGACGACGCCTGGTCGACGTGGACCCCGACCTTGACCAATCTGACCCTCGGCAGCGGGGTGATCGTGGCCCGGTACAAGCAGATCGGCAGGCGGGTCGACTACCGGTTCCGGTTCACTCTCGGCGCGGGCTCGGCGGTGGGCACCTCGCCGCGGTTCACCCTGCCGGTCGCCCCGATCGCGTCGCCGGCCTACGTCACGTTCAATGACCCGCTCGGCGACGGCCAGCTCGCGGACACCGGAACCGCGAACCGGCGCGCCTCGGTGCACATGTCGTCGGGCAGCACGGTGGAGATCTACAGCTACTCCACCACCGGCGTCCTAACCGTCATCACCGCCACCGTGCCGCACACCTGGGCGAGCACGGACGTGATCGCCATCAGCGGCACCTACGAGGCCGCATAGGAGGCGACGATGCCGATTCAGCCCGACGCCCGGGTCACGCCGGAGATGGCCCGCTTCATCAATGCCTGCGAGGCGCTGGAGCCCGACGACACCGGCGACCTGTACCCGTACGCCGACAAGTCCGGCTACCACAACACCGTCAACCGCAACCTCGAACGCTGGCCGGGCGAGTACTCGACCCGGCTGGCGGACGACCTGCGCGGTGACCGGAACGTGGGCCGCGCCTTCGACTGGATCTCCGAGTCGGCGCGCACCCGCGGCGACCGACGCAAGATGAACCTCTACGGCGGCCGGGTCCGCGCCGCGTTCCACCGCCGCGACCCGCGGCTCAAGGGCTGGCGCGAGTGGCTGACCCAGGTCGACGCCGGCCAGGCTGAGGGCTTCGACTTCGTCGGCTGGTTCGAGCGCATCCCCGACCTGACGCACGACTACCACCACCACGGCAGCGTGCAGACCGCGTACGTGCGTCACTGGCCCACCTACGCCGGGATGCTGTCGATCCTGGTCGACG